TGTGTGTGCGAAAAGATGATTATAGTTCAGCAAATGATTATCTTGCTTACATCAAAAAGAATGCGATCGATTGCGCCGCTGAAATGATACAAGTTGCAGCGATGGCACAGAAAGCAATTGATAGTAATGCGGTGAAGGAGTAAATCATGGAATTTGATAAAAGCAAGGTTTATACCGCGCTTAATGCGGAGGATTTACCGATTGGGAGTAAGTGTATTTTTGCGGATGATTTAGGAAACTTGAAACGCCTAGTGAATCTAGAGGACACCTCGCAGGTTTTAATCGCAATCAAAGGAGAATATTATAAATGTCGCTTTGAAATGGCAGAAGCTGACTGTATGGGAGATACTCTCTTCGCTTTAGCTTATCTTATCGAACCACCCGCAGAATCGAAATACAAACCGTTTGAAAGTGTTGAAAAGGCGATGGAAGCGATATTGAAACACGGCGGATGGATAAAATCAAAAGATGGAAATAAAAGTTTTTTTATCACCGGTTTTAACAAGAAGGAAAATGTTTTTTGCTTTGTGTTTGAATGTTGGCATTCGCTTAATTTTCTTTTTGCAAAATTCGTATGGGCCGATGACGGCAGTCCCTGTGGGGAATTGGTGGAGGAGTAAAGCAATGACAGACTACGATTTTGAAAATATTGCAGAGAGGATTATTACCATTCTCAAGATTGTACTACTAGCAATAGTATGCGGAATTGGGTTACTGGCTTTAATTTCCGGGATTGCCGTTGCATTAGGCTAGAGAGGGAAACATATTATGCTCATATTTCCACTAAAAAAAGAATGGTATGAAAAAATCAAAAGCGGGGAGAAAAGAATAGAGTATCGCGAAGTTAAACCGTATTGGACGAAAAGACTGCTCCATGAAAAATATAACGACTACAGTGCTGCTCGATATCCCAGCAAGATGTATTCCATACTCAAAAGATATTCGGAGCCGTGCTTTTTTCGTTTAGGCTACACAAAAGAAAGGCTAGACGCATGGATCACAAAAATTGAGGTTGTAGACGGTAAAGATACGGATTTACACATAGATAAACCGGTATACGCAATCCATTTTAAAGACGTAAGAGGGGTACCATACCCAAGATGATTCTCTGGGAACCGCAGCCGAAGCAGCAGCTTGCCCTTTCGTGCCCGGCGTTTGAACTTTTTTACGGGGGAGCGGCAGGCGGGGGTAAAAGTGATTTCTTGCTTATGGACTTTCTAGCCGGTTGTAATGAAGGGCGCGGCGCGTGGCGGGGAATACTATTCAGGAGGACGTATAAAGAGCTTGAGGATTTGATTATCAGGGCGAAGGAGCTTTATATTCCGCTTGGGGCGCACTATCATAAAACTGAAAATGTTTTTACCTTTCCGACCGGTTCCTTTTTGCGCTTGCGCTATTTAGAGCGCGACGAGGACGTCGGAAGCTATCAAGGCCATCAGTATACTTGGTGTGGCTTTGATGAACTGGGTAACTATGCAACCGATTATTGTTACCTCTATATGATTAGCCGCTTACGGAGCGCGGCGGGGTTAAAATGCTATATGCGGGCAACCGGAAACCCCGGAGGAGTCGGGCACAGCTGGATAAAAATGCGCTTTATCGACGGGAAAAAGCCGAACACGATTTACACCGATGAGATGGGGCGTACCCGCTGTTTTATTCCGAGCCTTTTAGATGATAACCGTATTTTGATGAAAAACGATCCCGAATATGAAAAGAGCTTAACCCTTTTGCCGCAGTACCTTTATGAAGCGTTACGGTACGGCAACTGGGATATTGTCGCAGGGGCGGCGTTTGAAGAATTTAGCCGTGAAGAACACGTGATTAAACCGTTTGCATTAGACGGCGGGCAATGGTTTAAATTTTGCGCAATGGACTGGGGCTATGCGCGGCCCTTTAGTATCGGGTGGTGGGCAGTCAATAGCGAAGGTAGGATGATACGGTACCGAGAACTATACGGCTGTGAAAAAGGGGAAGCGAACAAGGGTGTAAAAAAAAGCGCGAGCGAAGTGGCAAAAGAAGCGTACGCGCTTTCGGTAGCGGAGGGGGTTACGGTGATGGTAGCAGATCCCGCAGTTTGGAGTAAAACCGACAAAGAAGCGAGTATTGCCGAAAAGTTTGAAGCGGCAGGTTGGAAAATGATAAAGGCCAATAACGAGCGCATAAACGGAAAGATGCAACTTCATCAACTGTTAAAAACAAAGGGTGAGGACGAAAAGCCGATGCTGTTAGTCTTTGATACTTGCTTTGATTTTATCCGCACAATACCGCTACTCTTACCGAGTAAAGCACACCCGGAAGATATAGATACTGCGATGGAAGACCATATCTACGATGAGACGCGCTATGCGATTATGAGCGAATACGCGCGGCATCCTGCAAGAGCTTTACGAAAGCAGAACGGACAATGGAACTTTGCAAGCAAAAAAGCAAAAAGCGCAAGCTGGAACCCGTATGAGTTGTAATGGGTGATGGGTGATCTAAAAGAAAAATATTTTTTAAAAAGTTATATAACAAAATCAAAAGCTCCATTTTAGAATAGTTATTATGGCAGAAGTGAAAAAAGATGAAAAAGAGCTTTTAAGCGACATTAAAACGCTTTTTGAGCATCTTAAAACAAAGCGCAAAGTACACGAAGCCGAATGGCAGGACGTTACCACCTATATCGGAAGTAAGAACTTCGATTGGGATGAGGGGAAAGACGAGGTAACTCGTCCTAAGCGACATACCGGGCGGCCCGCAGAATATCTTGATAAGCTCGTTTCGGGGTTGATGGGCTACACCATAAGCCCGAATGTTACATGGCTTAAATTATCGTTAAGCGATGCATCGATGCTCGATTATATCGGGGTAAAAGATTGGCTTGAAGCTGCGGAAAAAGCGCTTTATGAAGAGTTTAACCGTAACAATCTTTATTCGGAAGCGCCCGCATTTATCGGAAATGCTGCGCAATTTGGGCACGGCGTAATGCTCATCGATGAGAAAAAAGAGGCGGCCATCCGCTTTATGACGGTTGCAGAGCCGGAAGTGTATATAGCGGTCAACGAGTGGGGGGACGTCGATACGGTATTCAGGTATTTTTCCATGACGGTAAAAAATATCATTGCACGGTTCGGTGAAGAAAACGTAAGCGATACAATCCGCAAAGATAGTGAAGATGCGGCAGGCAAGCAGAAGGAAATAAAAATCCTTCATGCGGTTTTTCCGCGCGAGGATTACGACGATGCAAAACTCGATGATAAGAACATGGCGTACGCAAGTTACTATATCGACATGGAAGGGGATGCCATCTTAGAAGAGTCAGGATATCACGAATTGCCGTATAGCGTTTTTATCTGGGAGCGTATTACGGCGAGCGCATACGGAGATAGTCCTGCGCGTAAAGCCATCCCCGATATGCGCCTTTTAAACAAAGCGGAAGAGGCGCGGCTTAAATTGGCACAACTTGCAGCAGAGCCGCCGATGAATGTGCCTGACAATATGCGCGGCGTCGAAAGCGTCGTTCCTGCCGGGTTTAACTACTATGAAAGTCCCGATGAGATTATGATGCCGATTAACATCGGGGCTAATTTTCCTATCACACTTGATACGGTGCGTGACCTCGAATCGCGCATCAAAGACAAATTCGACGTTGATTTTATGCTGATGCTACAGGCACAGGCAGCGCAAAAGACCGCGACGGAAGTTGTCGAGTTACAGGGTGAGAAAGCGGCAATGCTAACTTCTCTTATTGTCAATCAAAATAAAGCGCTTTCCGAGATTGTGCGCCGTACCTTTAATATCATGTACCGTCAAGGGAGATTGCTTGAAACGCCTGCCGTTTTAAACAATTCCGGGGCAAGCTTAAATATCGATTTTATCGGCCCTTTGGCGCAGGCCCAAAAGAAACACCACCAAGCAGGGGGTGTACAGATGAGTTTGATGCTTGCCCAGCCGGTCATTCAGTTATCCCCTGAAAGTATTGATTATATCGATGGTGATGCGCTTTTAAAAAACGTCCTTGAAACAAACGGATTCCCGCAGAATGCACTGCGAGAGGAAGAGGAAGTACAGAAGATGCGACAGGCACGGGCCGAGGCACAAATGCAAGCGATGCAAGCGCAAGCGGCGATGCAGCAGCAACAAGCGTTGATGGGAAACTACGATAAATTAAATGAACCGGTAAAAGAAGGAAGCCCGATACAAGAGCTTTCCGAGCAGTTACAAACAGGATTAGGAGAAGCAGATGGCGGAACGCAATAAGCGAGCTTGCGAGCTTCCGGGGTTTGAGACGGAAACCCCGGAAAAACAGTACGAAGAATTACAAAAAACATTTGTGCGTGTTTTTAAAAGTGCGGACGGAAAGATCGTATTAAATGCGCTTTTAAAAGACCTTTTCTATTTTGATGAGGCAACAAGCGACGCTGAAAAAGCGTTATGCGAATATGCTAAATTTTTTATAAGGGCGCGATTGGGAATAAAAAAGACGTTAGCGATAACGGACGCCTTTTTATCGAACCTTGACTAACCTTATAAAGCATGAGGCAAAGCGAAAGTAAAGGAGTAAAGGTATGGACGGACAGGATCGGGATACCGGCAATCAGCCGTTAGAGGGTGCGGGGAATAATGGCGCTACTTCTCAAGAAGCGGGCACAACCGGCACATCGATTGTAGGCGCTTTTGGTAAAGCTAAAACGGGAGAAGCGGGAGCTGGGAACGCTCCGGCAGATTCGACCGCAAAAAATGCACCGACAAGCGCACAAGGAAATGCAGCGGAAAAAGAACAGGCGGAACTGAAAGCATGGGGAGCGCAGCTATCGAAGGAACTCAAGGAGAATAAGGACGCGGTAAAGGCGTTAGCAAAGTTTGAAGATATTTCAAGCCTTGCTTCTTCTTATATCGAACTTGAAAAAAAGCTCGGCAGTATGCAAGCGATACCCGGCGAAAAGGCCACGAAGGAAGAACTTGACGCTTTTTATAAAAAGCTCGGGAAACCCGAGGCGGCCGACAAATACGGCTTTAAACAGGAATGGGAAGCGGAAAAGCGCTTTGCACAAGCGGCGTATGAAGCGAACCTTTCCGATGCACAGGCAAAAAGCCTTTATGCTTTCTTTCATAAAATCGGGGAAGACCAGAAGGTGCAGATTGCAGAAGCCTTAAAAACTCAGGCGCAAGAAACGGACGCTGCATTAAAAAAAGAGTTCGGGAATAAGGCGGGTGAAAAGATGGAGCAGTATACGAAAGCGTTGAAAATGTTCGGTACCGATGCAGTCTTTTCACAATTGGAACAAACGGGCTTAGCCTATCATGCCGATTTTGTAAAGATGTTTATTAAAATCGGCGAAACGCTTTCAGAAAGCCGCACGGTGACCGGCGGCGGTAATGCAAACGCGAAAGGCATTACATCAGCGCGAGACGGCGGCACGTTCTCATTTTTCGGGACATAAGAGTAAGGAGTAATGTATGCCAACTTTAAGCATGAGCGATCAGCTAACCGCATTGGAAGTAATGCGGAGAAGCAATAATCAAGACGGGTTTCATATCGTCGAACTTTTAAGTCAGACGAATGAAATATTAAAAGATATGCCGGTTCTGGAGGCAAACGACGGCACCGTGCATAACACGATTGTTCGTACTTCCCTTCGGGGCGGAACGCACCGTAAATACAACGAAGGTATTAAGCCGGGAGCGACTACGACGGATACGCTTCGGGACCGTATTACGATGCTTGAAGATTACAGCATCGTCGATAAAGACCTTGCCGAGCATTCAGGCAATGTAAAGGCGTTACGCGAAAGCGAGGCACAGGCGTTTTTAGCCGGTATGGGACAGACACAGGCGGAAGAACTTATCTACGGAGATAATGCCCGAAACGAAGCGGAGATAAACGGCTTTGCGGTTCGATTGAATGATTTGGCAAATAAGAACGTGATTAACGCAGGGGGGACGGGCAACCGCTGTACGTCGATTTATGTCTGCGCACTCGGCCGCGGCTTTGCGCATTTAATTTACCCGAAAGGCAGAAGCGATTGCGGTATTAAAACCGAGGATATGGGCGTACAGAATTGGCCGATGGGAGAAGGGCGCGTCATGCCTGCTTATGTGCAGTTTTTTTCTACGCATTACGGGCTTTCGGTTGCACACCCCGATGCGATTAAGCGTATCTGTAACATCGACCAAAACACCACAGGCGATAAGATTGTAGAGCTCATCCTTGAAGCGATGATTCGCCTTCCTGCCGGAACGCCGACGATTGCGATTTACTCCAATCAAGACGCCCTCGTCAAAATCGATAAGGCGGCATGGAGTAAAGGTAATGCCGTCTTTACGAGTATCGATCCGTGGGGTGAATTGATTACGCACATTAGAAAGGGGCGATGCCGAAGAGTGGACGCAATCCTTTCGACGGAACAAGCGCTTGTCTAATGGGTAATTTGTAATGGGTAATGGATAATGTAGAGCCGTTACCCAAAAGGAGATATAAAATGCTTTATGTGAAAAATTACAGAAAGAAACCTGTTGAAATTAAGGCGATAATAAACGACGGAAGCCATAATTGTTTTCTGGCAATAGCGAACCGCCCTTTTAATACAGGTTCGACGGTTACGCAAAATAATGACGGAACTATCAACATAGAAACACTCGAAGGTGTTATGAAAGCCGATGTTGGTGATTATGTTATTTGCGGTGTAAGCGGAGAACTCTACCCTTGCAAGCCCGATATTTTCAAAAAAACATACGATGAGGCGTAAACAAAGGAGTTTAAAATGAATAATTTGTATTTGGATAAACGGCTTGAATTTTCTGAAAATCAGGCGATTACGGCAAGTGCGGAAAGTGAAAATGCGATTGATTTCGGCGCGGAACACTGTAGCGCGGCAGGAAAAGCGATTGACATCAGGATAAAGGAAGATTTTGCAGGCGGTTCCTCGCTTGCCTTTGTGCTGCAAGATAGCGCGGACGGTGCAACGTACACCGATGCCCTTACATCCCCTACATTCCAAACGGCACAACTCAAGGCGGCGGGGCCGGACGTGTTTTATTCGCTTGTCATTCCCAAAGGC